TTTGACGGAAGAATCGAGAGCGCTGATCCAGTTGGATTGATTGTTGCAAGGCCGTTGACCGTGAAAGCTCCGCTATCTACGATGCTGCTCGGCGTGATCGCACCTAGGGTGAAAGTAGCGGCGGGTGCTGTTGTAGGATTCGCGACGCTTGCCGATACCCCATTGGCTGACACCACCGAAAAGGTGGAGACTGTACCGCCCGATGAAGTGATTCTCACTTCCCAAATTCCCGCAGCCGCCTGGCTCAGTGTAGCGAACTGACCGTTGCTCAAAATGAAGCTAGTCGCGCCGATCGTAGCCGTAGCCCCGTTGTACACGCTGAAGGTGTCTGGACTTGTGCGGCTAAAAGTCAGCGTTCCTGTTTCATCCATCACAGAGGTTACGAGGTTCTGGCATCCCGATGCCGAACTGAGCGGCACGGTGATAGCGCTGGCCCCGGATTTAAATCGCAAAGAGGCTGTGCGGTCAATAATAGTCGTGGCGCTGTCGCACTGAATCGTGTACGGCGTGGTAGACACGGGAGAGGCTGTGCTGTCAGCAATCCCCGGCGAAGTGACGATAGGCGCAGCACCGTGCTGCATGACTGGAACTTGCCCGGTAATGGTGCTTCCCACGCTGCCTAACGTAGTAGTCGTAGCCCAATAGGGGAAGAAGTACTGCGTCCCAGTGCCGGGGCCGCCTCCTGATCCGGTAGGTCCAGCGACTGCTGTATATACTCCCGAAGCGGCTCGACACAAAGAGAGGTACGCTCCGCCACCGACCGTACAATCGCCTCCCGAAACTCCGTCAATCACTAAAAAAATCCGATGCACGTTTGATGTGGCTGCGGGCAAAGTGCCGACTGTTTTAGGAACAAGATCAATACTGTTGGCAGCGATGTTCTGCCCGTGGGCGAACGAGGATAAAAGAACGAGGATCGCGAGTGGGAAGATTTTTTTCATTTATGGATATACCAGACCGGGACTGATTGCGTAGGCGTTGGTTCCGTCACAGAAAAACATTTGGGTTGACACTTCGCTAGCGCCGCCCGCTTGTCCGGCAATACTCATCGCATTCAAAACGTTGGTAGGCCAGACAAATGTTCGTCCTCCGGTTCCGTCTTGAACAATCTTCATTACGAAGGTTTGCCCGGCGGTTCCGCCCGACAGCGTAGAACTTGTTACATTCCCGGTCAGAGTAATTTGGAAACTGCTGCCCGAAGACAGGTTGAATGTGGGCGTTGCGGAAAACGAAACTGTTACTAGAGAAAATAAGGCGTTGGCGACAAACGCGGTAGTGGCAATTTGGGTAGAAGCTGTCCCCACCGCCGCTGTTGGAGCGGTGGCGGTTCCAGTAAGAGCCGGAGAAGCCAGCGGGGCCGCGCCCGTTACCTGTGAAACGGTGTAATCGCCAGAAGTCGGTACAACCGCGCCCGTGCGCGTGTTAAAGGAAGTAACTCCGCCGCCACCCGTTGCACTTTGGACAAAGGCCGTGGTTGCAATCTGTGTGGTATTCGTTCCGCTGGTTGCGGTCGGAGCCGTTGGGGTTCCGCTGAGAGCGGGCGAGGCGGCAAACACTACATTGCCCGAGCCAGTTGTTCCGCTAACAACCGTCCCTTGGATTTTTGCAACCGTTGCGGCGAGTGTTCCTGCTGTAGTTACATCGCCTGACAAATTGCCGTTTGTAACGGACGTAGTGCCGGAAAATTCGGCTAAGTTTCCACTGGCGGGCGACCCTGTAGTAGTTACCGTTCCACTGCCCGCCGCCCCTCCGTCCTGAATGTCAATCCCGTTCGCGGCGAGTACCGCTACGTGTCCCGAGGTTCCGGCAGTGGCAATACCGACAACGTTTAACCCGCCTGCATTGTTCGGATTAAAGGCTGGACGGTGAGAAGAAGAAAGCCCGTAGAAAGTATCGGAACCAGATACGCCGCTAGGAGCGGTACTTTCCGTAAGAACAAGAGATTTTACCGTGGTCGGACTGCCGGTGAGGGCAATTCCGCCCGAAGCGGTAACGGTAGCCTGGCCGTTTGTCGCTGCCTTAAACCCACCGGCATAGGAATAACTAAGATTGCCAGCGGCAACAGATAATTCGCTCCCCGGATCAGTTAAATCCAACCCGAAAGCCCCCGATACTTCTTGGCTGGCTGTAGGGTTGAGCGATACAAACGGGCTCGTTCCAATAGAGGTTCCGTTTATTTCATAGGTTTGCCCGGAAGGCAGGTTTATGGTCCCTGCCGAAGTTACGGTAGCCGCTGATCCGCCAAACGCTCCGCCGTTGTTGTATTGAATATCGCCAGTAGAACCGCCGGGAGCGCTGCCTCCCCCGCCGCCCGGACCCGCCGCAGGTACATCAGACCGCCAGTCGGTCAGGGCGATAATGCCCGTAGAGTGAGTGACGACAATTGCTATCGGGTAATTGCCCGAAGTAAAACCCGTGGTATTAACTTGTACGAGCCCAGAAGAGAGATTCAGGAGTACGTAGTTCGTTGCTTTGGCGGTTAAGGAGACCTGCTGTCCGCCGATTATCGTGGGCGTCGTTCCGATCAGAGCTACGCCCGCGTCAACTCCAAGAGTTAGACCCCCGCCGTCAACATAAGGCGCGAATGCGTTGGTTCCAGAAATCATTATTTCATCATCTCTGCAAAGACAGGATCGTTACGTTTGCGAACGGCTACTTTGCGGGCAAATTCTCCGCCTGCCGTTGTACGGATACGTACAAGATTTGCGGCGGCTGCCCGTATGTCCCTTGAGTACACCGACACTGCAACCACAATGTCTAACAACCTGTCGGTCGGAAACTTTCCAAGCATCGCAATAGTTTCTGTTGGGTCTGGCGGCGGGACGGGGATAGGGGGGCCGTACTGTCGGGTTGCCCGATAAACAACAGGAACGGGGTCAAATTTCTTGGCGACAGAAGGAGCGATTGCCCGCAGGCGAGAGAGGACCGCTTGTCTGCATATACACGCTGGGTTGCCCGCAAGGGCGAAAAGCTGGTCGGGCGCGAGTTCTTCTAGGTCGATCACTTTGTCTTGTCTGTCTCAGACTTCACGCCCTGTGCAAACTTTGCTTCGCCCGTCAACTTAAGAAGTTGATCCATGCGGGAGTTGATATGCACCTTCAAATCAATCACGGCGTTGCGCGTCCACACGACTGCTCCGAACGCCAGCAGCCCGGCGAAGTATGGCGCGATCAAGGTGGCCCATTCTTTCATTTTTAGTAATATCCGCCGTAGTTGTACGGATTACTCGGACCGATTGGAAAGCCCGTTCTCACGCTTCCACCCGTCAGTCCCTCACTCGGATAAAACGTCGTTTCGTCTCTCTCTCGGTCCCCGCTCCGCAAATACCCCATCAAATCTGCGGCCCATTCCTTGTATGAGTCTCCGTACTTCGAGTGGTCGATTGCATCCCGGCATCCGGCAAGAAACCCGTCATTAAAGATGTACACATATTCGTCGGGCGTTTGGAGGATGCTTGAAAGGCTTGTCAGTAGTGCTGGCTTTTTCTGGTAGACGGGAATAATCAACCACGCCAATCCTGAGTATGCCGCGAGTGGCGTCACGCGGATAGCGTAGCCATTTGGGTCAGCAACCGTCCACGTTACGGTTCCATCGGTTACTTGTGTTCCAGGCGAAGAATTTGCGGGCAAAACAGGCTGTACGCTGCCCGATGTTCCGTAGGGGTTCGGCGTGGGCAGAACAATCGGAGTTTGCGCGAAGCCCGGAGAACTAATGCTTAGGTTCAGCGGGCGAGAATCCAAGTACAGAATGTTTCCGTTGGCGTCTATAAATTGCTGAATGGGGGTAATTGGCACTTGCGCGACGCCGTATCCACATCCGTACACGGTGTTTGCCTGCCAGATTCCCATGAAAGCAATGCTGTTTGGAATGAAGGACAGGTTGAACGGATTTGCCTGATAAGAAGTTTGTGCGGAATCGCGAATCGTTTCGCAGGCAAAGATGGGCTTCGGGGCCATGTTTCCGTTGTTTGTGGAGTTGTTAATGTCGATGCGCCAGCCTTGTTCGAGCCACGCAAGGTCAGTAACCTGAGTTACATAATCTTGCTGGAGGGCGCTCGTAAGTATCCCGCCCGTACCGTTTGGATTGAGATTTACGTATCCACGGTTCCATTTCCAATTTAAGCCGTACGAAAATATGCGCTGATTGACGTAGTTGGCTATGCCAATTACGGTCGCAGCCGTGGGCGCGTTACCCGAAAAGAGCAGACTGTTAATCTCGGGGTATCCCCGTAACGAGTTGCAAACGGATTGGAGGCTCGTTGTATTCGCCATTACATTAGGTTCCGGCTCTGATTAGACGATTGTGCATTTTGAGCCATGTTCTGTGTCGTCAATGGAGTGATGGCAAATTCGGCGCTGAAAATATTCACCTGTGTCTCGGTCAATCCACCGTTTGCCGCTACGAGCGACCGAATGAACATTTGGAGCGTCGGAGCATACCTCTCGTCGCCAGTAAATTCGTATGCCTTTGCGAGCATTCCCATTTGGTAGATATTCGAGAAGTAATCGGGTATCGGTGCCCATGTGTCCGACATATTTACGAACTTGGGCGACGCATTCTGATACGTAAGATTAGCAACAGTAAAATTAGCCGTGGGAGGAGGAGTGACGCGAAATGTAATGTTCCCGTTTCCATCGTCTAATCGGGCAGCGATACGGCTTGGCTGGCTTTCGGCAATCTCCGTTTCGTCGTTGAGGGATATTTGCATTTTCACAGCTAGGTTCGGAGTATCGACAGTATCAATCGCGGTCGCAGATTCGAGCCATCCGAAGGTTGGAAGGTTTTTTTGGTAGTCTTGGGTGCCCGCAATCAAGGTAATTGTGGTTGTTGCCCGATTCCAGCGCCACGCGAAAGGAGGTTGTAGAATAGTATTGCGTACCCAATTTGCCATATTTCGGGCAGGGTCGTTAGTTCCCGAATAAATCAGCGGGTTGTTGAAAACAAACCGTCTGACGTAACGGGTCATGTCATCGAGGGTTAGAGAGCTAGAGGCCAAAAATTATCCTTGACAAACTTTGTACGGATGTGTACAAATGATGTACGGAGGAAAAACAATGAAAAAACTGTGCATTCTTGCGGGCGCTCTTTGGATTATCGGGTTTTCAATGACCTGTTGCGGCGGGATTCCTACAACTCATCTAGCCGCCCAATCTAGTGGCGTTCAAGGGCCGCCTGGTCCACAAGGTCCGCCGGGGCCGCCTGGGCCTCCAGGGACGACGGCAGTCATGGCCTACGGCTTTAATCCGCAACAAACTACAGTCCTGACTTCGATTTTTACGCCCGTTTCAAAACTCGCTATTCCCACAGGAAACACCGAGTTTATCCAGGTTGCAGCACAAGCTTACAGCACAGAACCCGCCCCGTTGATTTGCCAACTCAACGATGACGCGAATTTGGTAAACGTTTACACCTCGACGGAGATCAACGGCCAAATAGCGGGCGGGCAAATAGTGGCCCAAACCGAGGCAACGTTACCCCCAAACGACGTGATACACTTCGCGTGTTATTCGGAATCTGGCAACGTTACGATGGTCGTGGGTCCAGTAACCATGAGTGCGCTAGAGGTCCAGTAGGAGTTACGGGCAAGCTCCTTGGGACGCGCTCATTCCTGCCATTAATCTCGCCTCGCAAGGATCAAGAATGTGCAAATGATGCCCGGTGATTAGCCCCGGCATCTGCATGAAGTAGCCGATTACCTCTGCCGAAGTGGATGCGCTAGTCTCGTAGACTTCAAGTCCGTTTTGCCCGCCCAGCGCATACCCTGTACAAGTTTTCGGGTATCCACCGCCCGGACATGTCAGTGTAGAATTGGCAATGATCCAATTGTTAAAGTATCCGTCATTCACTCCGGCCAATTGGTGGGCCATGCCACCCTCAAAAGGCTCGACATAAAGAGGGGGGCCGTTCCCTCCTTGGGTCGCGTGAATATAGCCACCATAAGTTTGCATAACCACGCAAACTGGTTGTTGGAACAATGGGAGGGTTGAGCAGTTATAGCCAGAATCAATAGCGAAGAGGTTTCCGTTTAATGGCCGCAAGTTGTCGATGAATCCACAGCCACCTGCATTGCCGCTTGCAGGAAATACCGGGGCATTAGGCGCTGTCGTGCTGCCCGTGCTTGACCAGAGACAAGCTGTATCCAGTCCGATAGCGTGATTGATCGCGCCATCCATAATCTCCTCTTCTCGTACTTGCGATATACCAGCATTGCCATCACTTGAAAGTCCATCTCCGATGCCGCCGAAAGGATCAGCAAACGGGAAATTCACCGCGTTGTAATAGAGCGTTAATTGGCATTGCGACTGTGCGTCGGCCTGCGCGGGCGTTGTGGCCGTGCAATTCGTCGGCAAAGCTCTGAGTCCATTTCCGCAGAAGTAGCTGCTTAAAAACCTGCCGCCTATGGTTGAATCAATGTCCGAACTCTGATCCCACACGAGAAGACCTTGATCTCTGCAACTTCCCGCCGGTGGAATTGAATCCCACTGTGCTCCGCTCGGCAAGTGGAAGTATTTACCAGCGGCACAATTATTTGCGGTCGCGTTGGGGCCGCTCGGGCAGGGGCCGCTCCCAGTGTTAACTCGGAAAACCGGATCGCTCTGTGACGAGTAGTAGAAGGCGTTGGCGTAAGAAACGGAGCAGTTAGAGGAATTCAAACATTGTAACGAGAAGGCTTCATAGCTGATGCTGTCAGAACCCCCGAAAATATTCTGAATCACCGCCTGATCCGGAGAACTTGAGGAGCAGCTTACTGGAGAGCCTCCCGCCGGTACGGCGGTGTTCCAACAATGCGAGAAAGCGTCGGCGGGCAGTGGAGTAGTCCAAAGCGAGCTGGGATAAAAGGGCGTAGTGACAGGTTGCTGGTTGCTGACCGTATAGACGCTCGGAACGCTGTTTGAAACCGTGCCGGTCGCTGTCCCCAAGGCTACCGTCTTGAATGCGACGGTGTTCATCAGCCAGGGTCCGCCAACGGAAAGCACTGCTGAGTCCGAGGTCAGGCCGGTCGCGAACAGATCGACATATTGTAAAATCCCGTTGCCGGAGTGTCCCGCTTGTGAGTTGGCTGGAATCGGAGGGCTAGAAGCGACCACCGCCGAGAGCATCATGTCGGGACCAGTTGTAGTGATCGTATTGGCGGGGGCTAGATTGTTCCCTGTGGCCACGTGCTGCACATCAACACCGCCAATCAATCCGTTTGCATCGGTGGCAATAAGGTTGGGGTTGGTAGCACCACCGCCCGTAAAGGTTTCGGTTACAGTGTTGCTGCCGCACCCGGTAACGCCTTGGGAGTAGTAAATTGCCTGAGAAGTTCCTGTGCCCCGCGAAGGCGGAGAACTCGCGGGCGAAGCGAGAGCGTAAGTATTGCCGCAACTGTCGGTGGGTGTGCCATACGTCGAAGCGGTATCCTGCGATGATACTGCGACGACAATAGTGTCTTGACTCTGGTTCGGTTGCGGGAAGGTCGCAGAGATGGATGTTACTCCCGAAGTTCCTATACTGGCCGTTGCCGTGTTGACCGTAGGATACCCAGTTAGCGCACCAGCGTTCACGTCCACGGTGCAAGTGCCGGGATTCAATCCGGTTACTATACCGAAGGCATTGATGCCACAAACCGCCTGCGTGGTGCCGCTGAGCAGCGTGAGGGCATAGGCTTGCCATGTAGTCGTACTCGCGGAATCTGTGGCAGTGCCCGCATAGGTTCCCGCCGCCACGCCCGACCGCGCTTCAATGGTGACCGGGCAAGCTGAATAAGCACCAACCGTGAACAGCAGAAAATAATTTGTTCCTGCTGTGTAAAAGGGGGAAACCCCGCAGTTTTGGACTCCGTAATCAGAGATTCCGACCAGAATCAGGTCGGAGGAGCCTGTGGTAGTAAAGTTTCCGGTGGTGATCGCGGTCGAGGCCGCGCCGCTATTGTTGCCGTGCTTCACCACGTCTATAACCGTGCCACCGGATTCTTCCACGCACGCTAGCGACATGGTGGTGGTGGCAGTCGAGTGCAGCGTGATGGTATCCCCGCTGCCGCCTTTGCCGGTCGCGGTGAACCACGCAGTAATTTCCACGCCGCCGTTGTCGGTCCCGGTAGCTGTTGGGGTATAGGAGTTGCCCAGTAAGTCCGTAACCGTCATCGTGCCCGAAAGAACCTGACCGTAGCACGCTAGCGTCGCCCCGGCGGTTGTAGTCCAAGAACCGGACGTGGGCACCGTGATAGAGGTAGCGCTGGTGGTCGGTTCTTTGATGGCGGCATTCAGTTGAGTCCACGGGCCGCCGGAGGTTGCGCCCGAAACTCCATAGCCGACTCCTGCGGAAGTCACATTCTGCGTGCTGCCATCCGAGAAGGTTTCAGTCGCGGCCTCAGACTCGCTATTGGTCGGCGGGTTTGTAGTAATCGTCCAACCTGTCGGCGCTATGGCGATTGAGGAAAGCGTTGGACCGGTAACTGTCTGCCCAGTGCCAGCCAAAGGTACAGCTAGGATTGAGCTAGGAATCGAAATGGTCAAAGTACCGGATTTCGCGCCAGAGGACTGTGGGGCGAACTTGGTCACCACTACGCAGGTTTGCCCCGACAACAAGACCGCACCGCAACTGTTGCTCTGAATAGCAAAATCGGTGGGGTCAAGTGTAATGTTTGCACCTGAGATAGTGACGTTTGCCCCCGGCTGGTTACAGATGCCGCTTTGCTGATTTATCGTTCCCGCGCAGAGTGTTACTGTTCCGGTCGCCGAACCGCCAACAGAGACGGTGCCAAAACTAAGGCTTGTCGGGTTTACTGTCAGAATAGCGTTGTTGTATCCCGTTCCAGTTAGAGTTACGGTCTGCGACCCCGAGGGCGACGTTTCGCTTACTGTTAGGGTCGCCGTTTCCGCGCCAACAATTGAAGCCGTAAATTGCACTTGATACACACAAGTTGCCGTAGATATTAAACTTGTGCCACAAGTCGAACTAGGAATTACAGAAAAATCAGTCGCATTTGTTCCGCTAATTGCTTGACTGATCCCTGTTACGGTGCTGCCAGAATTATTGGCCAAGGTGACGGGAAGCGGGGCGCTAGGAACACCGACAGCTTGATTGTTAAAAGGAAGGTTGTTAGGCGTAACCGAGAAAACGCCCGAAGGGGGAAGTCCGCCAACAAACACAACCCAATTTGTTCCGTTACAGGCAACGGAAGCGAATAAAGAGCCGCCCCCTGCATATGTCGCTCCCAAAGTTTGCGTGGCGGAATCGCTCGCGTTGGTAAATTGACCCAATTTAGCGCTGGAACAAGAGCCGATTTGCGAAAACGTTCTCGGTGGAATGGAAAGTATAACCGAAGCCGCTAATGTAGTAAAGGCTCCCGTATTCGGAGTGGTCGATCCTATGGTTCCGGGCACGGCCCAATTTGGAATAGGCTTCCAAGTGTTTGTGGATACACATTGCTCAAGCTGTCCCACGCCACCCGTTATCAATATCACAACGTCGCTAGAGGTAACAGCACTCCCGCCTTTGCAGGTTGCGGGCAGCGTATTTACCGAACGGATTGGAGTCGCAACTTGGGCAAACGCGGGCGAAACGCTAACCAGCAGCAGCAACAATACGCCAGTTAGCGTTGTTAGACTCCACCGTGATCGTTTGCCATTGGTTCGTAAGTTCATAATTTGATGCACCGTTGATTGTCTGAGAACTTGTGGTAGCGATGGTGACGCCACCCGCGCCTGTGTCAATTTGAATAATGGCAGCTTTTAGGCCGCTGAGACCGACTGCCGTTGGAAGCGTCAGCGTAATCCCGCCTACGCCTGCTGTGGCGTCCACAAACAAGCCACCCGACACGGGGAAGCTTAGGGTTTGGGAAAAAGTGGCAGCTAAAAATGTATCGTTACCTGTACCGCCGCCGCCCGCAGCCGTGATCGTCGTCACGCCCGCGACGTTTGTAAGGGTTACGTTCGCCCCAGCGGTCAAGTCAAGGAGTGTTTGGTCGGAATTGTTTGTCCCGTTGGTCTGTAAGAGGATGAAATCTACGGGCGTTCCACCTAACCCGCTTGTCGGGGGATTCAACGGGGCGGCGGCACTTAAATTGTACGGATTCGGAGCACTTGGGATTGTCCAATATTGCGGATACTTCCACGCAAGGACGCCAGAATTTGTGTACGCTTTAACGATGTAAAATGACCCCGCAGGGTTCATCACATCATTCGACCAAATACCCGTATTAGTTACGACGTTTCCGCTGTTGTCGAGAAAAACTTTTTTCTTTAGTCCGGCGACTACTTGCCCATTAGGGGTAGTCGAAGTTTCTACTTCATCGTGGGAAAGTTCAAAAGTCAGAAACCCATTCGCTAGGACGTTTCCTTCACAATCGGTAAATGCTCCGCCGCTTAGGGTTTGGTTGGGCATTTATTTCAGCGTCTCAATCATGTGGTAGAACGTGCCCGAAATTGCGGTCGCCGTATCTTTGTTATCGCCGCTCCAGAAACCGAGCGTACCAACGACCGTAGCCAAGGGCAGAGTCGTGCTGATCGTGGCGACAACCGTACCGTCAATCAGGAACACGTACTCGCCCAACACCCCGTTCCAGCAAAACTCGAAGTTGTGGATGTTTGTATCTGGGGCTATACCTGTACTGGTGGTCGTTTGTGTACTCGTGTGGCCAGCGACGTTACCGTTACTCGTAACCGCTTGCCAGTCAGTATCTGTACCTGCGGAAAATCGAAAACCGACGAACGAACGCTCTAACGCATCAGTCGCAAAAGTCGCATTGCTGAGAGGGGTTACGTTGTCGTTCGCCCCTGCTCCGTCATTCCAATAGCACAGGCCCAGATAATATCGAACGTTTGCGGTGTTACCCGCCGCAAAGCGTAACGTCCAGCGATACATGGCCTGGAAACCGAAGCAACCATTGTTGCCCGCTCCGCCCATGTAATTCCCGATAACAGTACTGGTTGAGGGAGTTGCAACCACAGAATAAGTAAAGGCGGGATTATCGGTAGCGGTACAAGCTGTAGGCGTAAGCGAACCCGCCGCATTACCTATGCTTGTGGTGAACCCGCCAGTAACGAGTCCCGTACCTGTTTGACAACCCATCCAGATTGCTTTGGGGAGAGCCTGTACCGCGTCCCATTTACTGTCCCCAAGGACGTTGTAGCGGATCGTGTCGCCAATTTGTCCAGTGGGCAATCCGCCGCCAGCGGCGTTTATCGTGGTCGTACCCGCCACGTTCGTAATCGTTATGTTCGACCCCTGCTGAATATTCAGGAGGTTTTGGTCGCTGTTGTTAACCCCGTTGGTCTGGAGGAGTAACCCTCCTTCGCCCAGATTGCTTTCGCCCGCAGGCGGGTTGGTCGGAATAATTGCGGACAAACTGAAGCACGATAAAGACGTTGTAACAATTACGTACTGCGGGTATTTCCATGCCCGCGTTCCGTCATTCTTGTAAGCCATTACTTCGTAATAGCTTCCAGTCGGGTTCATCGCGTCGTTCGCGAAAAGTTGCGACCCGGTTACTGCGTTTCCGTTGTTATCGAGGAATATCTTCTTGCGGAGGCCCGCTACGACTTGTGACGGGCCGCTGGTGTTTTGCTCATCGTGCGAAAGTAAGCAGTCCAGGAATCCGGACGCAAGAGGACTTCCTTCTTCGTCGGTAAAATTTCCTCCGCAAATAGATTGAAGGGCCATTTATACGGTTCCGTACAACCTATCTTTCCGCCGCAAACCCGCCGAAAACCGTCATGCTGTACAATTCTGAAGCGAAGTTCTCAACAGGCCAAGTCACACTTATTTGGAGGTGTCTGCACTTTGCTGTTTCATCGCCCCTAAGCAGGAAGAAGCGTTGCGAGTAAAGTGTTCCGCTCGGTTCCAGTTGCGGCGGGTCGTTGGTCGCTTCTTCTAGAAGGTCAAATTCGCCAGAGATTTCATCCAGAAGAACACTGATCGTGGGCTTCGTGCCTATAGCCAAGGAATCGGTCGTAATGAAGGCAACTTCCGCCACTTGTCCTGGCTGCGCGAGAACGATGTTTCCAATAGTAAAGAACGCCCCGTAAGCGGTGCTGTTGTCAGCGTTCGTCGTCAAGTCCCGCATGAGAATCGGGCCGCTAGATGTCGGGCCTAGAAGCAGCTTCTTGACTCCGGGCGTGGTTTCGATAGACTTGACGGCGTTAACCCCACCGACAATGCTTGCAAAGGGCGACCAGGTTTGCCCGCTCTCGGGCGCGGGTGTTGGGTTCCCTCGGAACCATCCTGTAGCACCGTCCGCAACAAACAAGGCTACGTCTTCCCCGTATTCATGCCACGTAAGATAAACGTCGCTCGAAACCCAATTGCTTTTTTGAAACTGGTCGCCAATCGCGAAGCCTAAATCGTAGAACCCACCGTTAGGGTCAATCGCCATAACGCTTGATGCAGTCGTGAAAATGTACATCAGCGTACCGTTGACGGCGACGGCATTGTAGGTAGAAATTCCTTTTCCGGGCAAGTATGGAACGGGGAATAGCGGGTTGGAAGACGTACCATTGCCAGAAATCAGATAAATGTCGGACACCGTGAAGACAAACAACCCGACACTCGTAGGCACAAGATGCTTTACGAGCGACGGGAAGGTCGCGTTGTTGGTTGCGGGCACGCCCTCAAGCCCGTTCCCGACCGTAATGTCCGGTCCTGCTGTCCAGTAAACGACGTTTCCGATACTGAAGAAAATCCGGTTAAGATGGTAGGCAAGGTTAATTGCCTGCCCTTTGAGGTTCTGGAAAGCGCCCGTTAGAGAGCCTGGAGGCGTAGCCGTTCCGGGCAACGGAGACTCAAGTTCTATGTTTAGTCCACTGTCGGGCGTAGTATCTGTGTATCCGCTGGCTTCGTATTGCAAAAGCGGAACGGTCCAAACCTGATTGCCCGTACCTGGAATCAAGTAATCGTTGGGCGCGGCACCGCCGTCTTCTGTACGAAAGATTGCCACGTAGTCTACTTGCGGATCAACGACTGCGGGCAAGCCTCCGGTAATCAGGACACTGTTGAACCCAATATGATTGCCTGTGGCAACGCTTGCGGGGCCTTCGTTCGACACCGTGTTTGTCAGAGAATTAACGAGGGCAAGATAGTAAATCCACCCGCCGTTGTATGTGGATAAAGTTCCCACAGCGGGCGCGGAGGCTGGACCCTCGTTGATCCACGTCAGGTTCGGGTTGTCAAGCGTAAGTTGACTTATGCCCGTTGCCCAGACGGGAGCGGTTGCGCCTGTAACGCCCGCTCGATACGGAGCCTCGGTATTGTTGTTGGCATCCGTAATCGTATTGTTAGCGGTGGTGAAGAAATTAGTATTGGCGTGCCAAACGTAGTCCGTGGCGGGACCGATATTGTTCCACGACAGAGGGCCGCTGCCGCCCGTACCGGTCGGCCCGGAATTGTTGGTTTCTGAGACGTTTGGGAAGGTAAGAGTTTTGGTGGAAGGGTTGTAAGCCGCAAACGAAGTAGTCCACGCGGGCCAAATGGGCTGACTGGTTCCTGTTTCAGGCGTTCCGGGGACCGGGGTTTGCCCTTGGCAATAGAACGCCAATGCTTGATTGTTTTCCCACTGGACGTAATCAATTTCTACTGGGTAGTCGCCCGCGACAGGCACGTTGACGACGTACGCATCATTGGCATAGCCACTTTGCGGATTGTTTGCCCCAACCCCATTCAATCCGGTAAATTTATACCCATTCAGGGCGGTGATAGTTGCCGCAGGATTGGCGCAATTAGTCGGGCCACTTATTAGCGAGACAGAATTTGTTCCGCCAGGGCCACCTTGTCCGATAGCCCAAAAAATGCCATCGTCGTGATTGATTGTGAACGTATACTGACCCGCCGCGGGGAAGGTCAGCGTGAACGTCACAATCATGTTGTAATTCTGGGTTGCACCGCTGTACGGAACTGTATAACCAGTGATTTCGCCCGCACCATTGATCGTCGCCCATTCCATCGGCTGAACGTTCGGGTCGGGTGTTCCGTTATATTGTTGTGGATTGAAGAGGACGCTAGTACCGGCAACAGCCGTTAGGAGAGGGTAAGAACCGGCACCAGGATTGTTTCCGTTGTTTCCTGTCGGGTCACTCGCGTTCCGAAGTTCGCACTGGTTGGCAAAGGCGTGGTTGTGTGTATAGAAACTAGCAGTAACGTACGCTCCGCTGACAAGTTTGAAAACTGGATAAGTCGAAGAAACCGCCTGAAACAGGCAGCTTGTGCCCGAAGCACTGGCGAGAATATACGGCTTGGCTGACGTATAAGTTGTATGCGCCGCCCATGTAAGTTCTGCGGCGGTTTCTAGCTGTGTCCACGTAACCGTGTTGTCGGTCGTGGTGGTGCCATCCACCGTGGACCAAGCCGGGTGAACCGTACCACTTTTTCCAGCAGTTGTAACTTGTTGCAGATTCCCGTTCGAGTCAACAATCGTTTGGGAAAGACTATAAAAAGTACCAGCCTGCCACGCGATGCCCGAGGAAGAACCGACAACCACGGTTGGGGCCACCGTTGGCGCGGGAATGCCCCAATTTTCTGTTACGATCCCGCGATTCGTCCACTGTGCGGTGTTGTCGTTCGTCGTTCCAAGCAGCGTGGCATTCCACGTTGGTTGGGTTGCGCCCGTAACGGGATTCCCGCCTTGCAAAACTGTGAATATGCCCGCATCTGCTGTTGGACCGTAAGAGGCGTGCCCGGTAACCGTGGTACTGAAAGTTATAGTAGCGGACGTGACTGCTGTAATCGTCCCAACAACTCCGTTCAGCCAAGTAGCGGTCGTTAGTTCAGAAAAGGTTCCGGTCAGACCGACAGACACGACGGACGTAAGGTTCGTTCCGCTGCTAGTAACGATAGTTACGTTTTGCGGAACTGAAGCGTCTGTTTGAACGTTTTCAATCGGAATAATCGCGCTGGTAAGTTGCTCGATATTCCCGTTTGAGTCAACGAAGTATGTCCCAAGTGGAAAAGCGGTGCTCGCTGACCATGCGGTCAACGACCCAATAATCTTACCTTCGTCTACTCCGTCGCCAAAGTAAAGAACGTTGCCGACACTCTGGAAGAAGGTTTGCCCGGCACCCGCACTCTTCGTCAGCAATAATGTTTGAGTGTTCGGGCCTGTTCCGTTGTAAAAACCAGTAGCCGTGTCTACGATTACCTCAATGGATTCGGAGGTGGTATTAAACAGCGGCCAAGAATAAAATGCATCTACATCTGTCCAAGTTGCGCTGTTGTAAATCGAATTTCCGGGACGGCGGATCGGAGTGAGGCGGTTGGAAATTTCTACGTTCGACCCAGCAATGAAGGCGTCGTAGGTCGGGTAGAAGCGGGCGTATAATTGTGACTGGCCGCCGCGCAGGGGGTTTCTTTGAGTGTAAAGTCCCTGCGAAAAATACGAGGACCACAGCGGAGCAAATCGAGTTTGCTTCGTTGAGTGTGCGCCAGCAAGCTCGAATGCGTTCGAGATTTAGCCCCCAAATTCCTGCAACCAAATCTTTTTACTTTTCTTGGAGTAGTCGTACAAATTCTTGTAATTCGACTTGTGGTTTTTCGCAGGATGGAGGTACTCAAGTTTGTGGATTATCTCGTCCGCGTCGGTTGTGGGCACGACTGACATCTTGCTTGCCCACGGCACTTCTGACGAGCAAATCAGAGGAACGCCCGCAGCGATAGCATCCGCCGCCGTAATGGAGAAAGTCTCGGAGAACGAGACGGCCATTTCCACATCCATCGTTCCGATAAGATGAAGAAATTCTTTGTGGTCGCGCCAACTGTCTTCAACAAGTTTGTGGCTGGTGTTCGCAAATAGCGAACGAAGATTCTTGAGGACAAATGCCCCGCCTTGCTCGCAACGGGTAGCGTTGACGTGGAAGCGCAAGTATTTGCCCGCTTTGTCCGCATAGCGGATAGCCGCGACTGCCTGAAGCAAATGGTTCTTCAGCGGGCGAATAGCGCCAAAACATCCGACATTAAAATTAAAACAGTAACCGTCATGGCGCGGAGGCTGTACACATCCGTACAACGGGTAATAATTGGGCAGGTACGAAACCGACCCAGCCCCCGCAAAGTCCTGCGTTGCCCGAAAACTATTGAACGCAACCTCTACGCCGCGCTCCAGATACCCGAAAATCCAACCCATCGCAATGCCTTCTGTGGCAAGGAATGGAACGTCACTATGTACGCGAACAATCCACCGGATGTCGGGATGGAGTGCCTTCAGAACGTCAAACTTTTCAGGCACAACCCAAAGTGCTTCGATAACCACAACGTCGGGTTGATACTTGTGAATTTCATGGTCGATAGAATTGTTGTCTACAACCTCAACAAGTTTTGTTTCGACGCCCGCATCGTTCAGCATGTCCACAACGAAACGGGCAGAATTGATGAGTCCGCCGGAACCATGATTGTGATAGCAACCGTATTCCGACCCGTAGTCCGAGCCCTCTTTGATGACAAACAGTAGCTTCATGTATCTTTCCTTTATTCGGCTGGAACGGTTTCGGGAGTTTCGGGAAACCCGCCAACGGCATCGCCCGCCTCGTTGACAAATATTTCCTCTTGTCCGATACCCAAACGCGCTTGCTGCGCTTTGTATGGATTGACGAAGGTGCGCTGCCCGGCAGCCGAGCGGATATTCCCACCCTTCTTGGCGAACAATCTGGCGTCCTCTTGCTTGAGAGAACTAATGACCTTTTGGCAGTTGGTACAGACGCCGATTACTTCACCCGTATCAAGAACATGGACTGCAAAGGATGAATCAGGCAACGCCCTAGCGCTGCTTTCGCTTGACCCCATTGTGTGCGGGCAAACATTGTCCTGAAAGTACGTGGTGCGTTTCTTTTCCTCGTTCTTGGCCGCAATCATTGACTTCCGCATCGCGGCGTCGTTGGCCTTCTGTTTAGGGTCTTCGTATGGGCGTTTGGAATCACGGATGGCATCCGCAAGAGCAACCGTGTTTTGTGACTGCGACGCTATTGCGGCTTTAACGGCCTCCGAAACAGCCGCGCTTACGATGCCTTGTAGTTCTGTGTAGCTAATTGATGTTCTTTCGTTTTCCGCCATTCACGTTCTCCTTTGACAATCCGGTCAAACGGTGATTTTTGTAGATACTCAATCAAACCCTGAAGACGATCAGTGTCGTCTTGGACGAAGCCGAGCGCCAAATTACAGTTCGGACACAAAACGCCTCGAATTTTGTTTGTCTTGTGGCAGTGGTCAACATGCCAATCTCTTGGGCGACCTTCTCTGCCCTTCGATTGATAGCGTCCGGGATCGGTAGCGCCACATTTCCTGTTGGCGCATTTACCGCCCTGCTGCTTCAGCATTTCATCTCGTTCTTCAAGAGTAACGCCGAACTTCTTGACTAAACTTTGGTTGCGAACTTTATCGGGATTTTTCTTTGCCCAATTCTTTGCGTTTTGCCGAGCCGCTTCTTGGACATTCGGGCGAGTGTGACGGTATTCCCGGTTGTAGTCGCAATAACAAGACGTACACCAAGCTCGTCGTCCCGCAAGACCTTCCTGCTGTCCGCGTGGACCACTTCTTCGTATAAATTCAGACAGAGATTTGGCCTGACTACACTTCGTGCATACTTTTACTTCTTCTACTGTTTCCATATCTGCCTCCAACCGGGTCAGAATTTATATTCTCTATTTCATCGGGCTGTTTGGTTTCTGTACTTCTGAAGTTCTGAATGCCATCGGTTAGCGGGCAGTCCTTCGGGACGCCCGAACACTCGGTTACAAACATCCTCGGTTAACATTCTCGCTTTTACCAATCGCAGCAGGACTGTTCGCCACCCGCGTTTGCTTTCCTTGATTGGTACGTCCGTGACAGGATCGAACAAGTATTGGGAAAATTCGGGCAAAATTCCCGTTTCGCAGGCGAACATATACTCAAAATCCCTGCCCTCAAGTTTTGATTGTGGACAGGGATATGTCTTAAATATGGCGAGCCATCCTTGGATACGCCCATCCATGATGTATAGGTTAGGAACAAGCTTCTTTACAACACTCAAGAAATCAGCACTCAACATCGGGCGTCCGATTCTTGATTTGTCGTCTTTCAACTCGTCTTGGTTTTCCCAGCGCTGGCGTTTATAAACTTCGCTGGACAAGTTCTTTTCCCGCAGCCTCGCCGTATGTTCTTCGGTAGACATACGGGGAACAGATTCACATTCGTGACACAATACCGCACGCCCGTCGCGTTGCGAAGAATCCCTACGAAAATGAATCCAGTCTAGGTCGCAGCGACAAGCCGCACAGGTGCGCCCGAATATTTCCGGGCTTGTAGCTTTCGCTAAGTCAAGTTCAGGACGACATTCAGCAAACATTCTTATCCCCCGAAGCGGGAATTTACTTCTCTACGGGCTGTACTCGTGGATTCTCGACTACGGAGACGATAACCGAAGGAACGAATGAATCCTTTAACGCCTTCTCTAAAAAGGTCTTCAACGTCTCTTCAGTCGGGAATGTCTGCGTAGGAAAGACATTGACAACGGGAAGAATAAATTCGATATCTACTTTGAAGTTGCTCATAATTCATCCTCCCGTTATACGTATCCGTACAGCGCCTATGTCTGTTCAACACTAAGCTCAACCATTTGCACGGCGTTGCTTGTGCTAGTGGTTGCGAACGTCCACGTTAACCCGAACGAAAGCTGAGTCAAAGCAACGGACGTGATAGCGGCGGCGGTGGTTGCGGTATACACAGACCCGATTTGCGCTTTGTAGTTCCCGATAGCATTAAGTATCAGAGCGGTCGAATCCCACTGGAACTGTTGCTCAATATACCAAGCCGCCCTAGCCGCTCCTAGAACAGCACCCGAGGCAACAGTGGCCACTTTCGTGCCGCTGGTTACCGTAGTCACGTTGGTCTGGTTGGCGTACAAACTAATGGTTCCGGCAATGGAGGTAGTAGTAGTTCCGCCGCCGGAAATGAACCCACACGCCCGAACAGTAAAGGCCCGGTCGTTAAACGAAGTACTGGTGAAGAACGGGCGATTCTCGCCAAACCACGCAGCGGCACGACCGCTCTCGCGAAGGATGGCAGCATTGGCTCCGGGACTAAATTCCGTCTGTGAGCCGAGAATTTCGGTTCCGGTCGGCATGTAGATAATTGCCTGTGCGCCGTTGCCAAGCAGGAAAGCCGTTTCCGTAGCGGACGTAGTAGTAATCGACGCAGGCAAGAAGAATGGGTGCCCGCTGGGATAGTTTGCGGAAAAACTTTTGATCGTATTCGCGTTCACTGGTATATCTCCTTAAAACTTAATCTGTCTGGATTACGCAGCCTCTTCCGCAGGCTTCCCGATTTCTGCGCAGGTTGGTTCTCTGCCTGTTTCTTTTCGTCTTCCTTGAGGGCTACCATCGGATAGCTGTCTTCGGGCAAGGTGTACATTTTCTGAGTTTTCACGTCGTAATGCCCGCAAAGAACGCCACCGTGGGCAATGATGCTGTATCCGGCATCTTTGACTTTCTTGCAGAAGTAAATGTCGTCGGTCATTTTCTGGCAGCCGACTTGTCCGCCATCAAGTTGTACGTAGCCTTCAACAGTCTTGAAATATGGCTTCTCTAGTTTCTTGAAAACTTCGGTCGCGATCATCATGCAGCCTGTGCCAATGCTTTCTACTTCAAAAACATCGTTGGCTTTCCAGTCCCACGTAGCGCCCTGTCCGTTCTGTTTGTAGACCACGGGCGTCGAAAGTTCTTCCTTCGACATGTAGATTCCGCCGCAAACAGCGATTTTGCTGTCAGGGTAAAGTTTTGGGCCTCGGGTATCGAGGGCATATCCGAGACGTTGCGCGGCGTACGGAGGAACAACCACGTCGCTGTCAATGAACCAGATATACGTGGCTTTAAGGTTTATGGCGTGTTCCACAATCATATTGCGGGCTTCGCCAACTTCCACGTTCTGTACAACGATGTGCGTGGTGCTCGTATTGAGCGGGTAAACCTGCGAGGCGAGCGCGACACCCCACAATGGCGTAGTCGGACGATTGTCAAACGGAAGCCCGACAGCTATACCGACAGAATTAAAACCTACTTGCGGGTCTTCAGACATTCATTCTCCCTTTTCAGCGGAAAACTTAAGAAATCGTATCAGCCCTGAGTGCGGGCGCTTTCGCAACAGGCCTTAAGAGAGGTTTTGCCCGCAGACCAAGCGCGCCAAGATTCTCGCCTTCAACATAGATACAAGCAACGCCGCCCGGCTCCACAAGCACGGCAGAATGGCTGCCCGAAACCATAGCGCCAATTTCGTGTATGACCGACGAGTGAACCACAAATAAAACAGGAGCGCCGGAGCCATTGGCTATCTCCATGCCCTCAATCAAGCATGGCCGGATGCGGGCTTTGAATTCATTCAAGGACTCGCCGTTTGGGATAGGAATGTCGGGATTCTGAATGTAATGCTCAAGTTTTTGAACATTTTCTGGCGATTTTGGTTGCCCGGAAAACATGCCTACATTCCAAGCGTGAAGGTTACAAGTCCCAAAACACTTGATTCCAGGTTTGCTGCGGGCAATAATGTTGGCAGTTTCGGTTGAGCGTTTCTTGTCCGAATAAATGATGGACGAGATTTGAATGTCTTTGAAGTAATCCGCTAGGTTTTCCGCGTCTGCTTTGCCCGTAGCGTCCAAGGGAACGTCAAGCGCCCCCCTGAACCTGTTCTGCGCGTTGGCTAAAGTTTGACCATGCCTCGCCGCATAAAGTATGACGGTTTTAGACATTATACGGTTCCGTACTAATTTTCGCCCAAGGCGTCAGAGGCCAACTTGCCCGCATTGCGGATAATTTCTGGCTGTTGCATCGTTTTGGTTGTGACGGATGCCCGAAAAGGACCGGGAATTTCTTCCTCTATCGCAGATTCAACGATAGCTTCAACTTCGCTTCGGGCTTCTTGACTTTGGCGTACTTCATGGACAAGTAGCGCAAGCTCTGGATCGTTTACTTGGTAGCAGCCTTTTTCGATCATTAGCTGGATGGCGGCTTTGCGAAAATCAAGGGACGCTGAAGGGTTGCGAGCAAGCGAGAAGAGGACCGCTCCGGGAAGATGCTGAATTTGTTCCTGAGCCGTTTGAGTGGTTTCGGTAACGCTCATTGTTTTCCTTAGCCCGCTAAAATCATTTGAACAGGAACAGTCCCGGTCGCGCCAGTTAGTTTAAGGGATGTTATGCCATTCGTGGTTGTAGTTTCGCAGAGAATCAAAACTCCGCCAGGATCAAGCGCCACAACGCCTGCTACGCTTCCTCCGTTTTGCGTCCATACTACGTTACAGGCAATCGTTGCGCTGGTGTTTTTGATGTAAACAAACTGAACGGGAGAAATCGGAAGCGTAACTGGACTACCGCCCGTCAAGGCGCTAAAATTCGGGTAATACTCAGAAACGGACCCAACATAACTAGCAACGACCGACAACGCTTGGGCGATGGAACCAGACTGGTTGTCGGTTACGGTGATGCTGCCAGAAATTGAGTCCGTGACCTGTACGCTCAAGCCGTTCTCCTAAAGAAAGTTTGGAATATACCCGTCATCGCTCTCGCCCGCTTTGCGGCGTTGCGTGTTATGTTCCCGTTCGACATTCAGATTCTTCCAGTACGGGCTTTCTTCGAGAGTGATGTATAATTGCCAGCAGACGAAGCAGACTCGCGGGTATTCCGCAGAAAGGTATTTTGCGACGGGCGGAGCAATTTCCGAAGGAACGATGTGTCCGTCAATCGTCCGCTCCAGGCCATACATCCATTGCCTGCAAGGGCCTTCGCAACGCCAAGCCATGTTACTTCTTCCGGCAATGCCCGATACAATGTTTCCGTTGGCAAAACCCGCAATAGTCAAACGGATCGAGTGCCGGATACTTGCACATGCACCGCATTAACCCTTCCATTTCGTCCGGGTCCAGGATAACCCCTAACCCGTGGGCGACGTACTTGTCGCTCTCTGTCCAGCGAGCATAGTCTTTGGTTTCGGGCATTGTGCGGAACCGTACAGGAAAGCTAAACGCCAGAAAATATTCTTCGCCAATCAGTAACCGCAACGCCCGCAACCCGTGTTATCTTCGGTTTAGGCTTTGCCGGAAATTCTAAGATTCGCCCGCACTGGCTCGCGGGCAACCATTTCCACTTCTTCGGTACATGCTTGAGTGGAACATAGAATTCGATTACTTCGGCCATGTACGGAACAGTACAAGTAGGGGAATTGTGACGCCCGCCTCACGGCCCCGGCGTCCCGGACTCGACACATTTACGGTAGCGAGCGACCGTCTGCCGAAGCAGAGCTTTTTCAGGCAACCGAATATTCCACGCTGTTGTGGGCCGTAGCCGCCATACCCGCATGTTCGCTTAGGTTGCCCGAAAATGAATCTGCGAGAATTTACTTCCGGGTCAACGCGGTTGCCGGTAGAACCCTCAGTTGCCTGAACTTTGTTTTTCCAGCCAGTCGGCGACGGCACGTATTTCTTGCCAAGTCGCGTCCTGTTTAATCTTGTTTGCCCGAAAGGAAATTACGGCCACGTTTCCTTTGACATATCCGAGCGCTGGAATTATACGGTCGATGCTTGGAGAATTGTCGTGAAACGGTTTGGAACCATGAATCAGAGGGATTCCAAGAACGGGGCAATGCGCAGGGATCACAATGTCTGATTTTTCTAGGTTGTACGGAATGTCATCACGGCGGCATCGTTGTCGGCACGCCGCAAGCAAATACGTGACGGGGTTTTTCTTGTAGTAATCCGCCTGTCTGATGCGGGCTTTTTCAAGATGGTTTTTACGCCAGTTTCGCTGCCAAGCGTTGTAGTTTTCTTTGTCTCTTGCCATATTCCCTCCCTATAGGGAATGATCGGGGCCAGTGATAGGGCACCAGCCCCTCTCAAAAGCCGGACCTGTATTCCGCATTCGCGGTCATAGCCCGACAAAACATTCTACCAAACAACCAATCCGATTGTCAAGTAGGTAATCAAAAACTTCAACTATGAACTGGAAGTCTCTGATTGCAAACGTCTTAACGTCATTGTACTTCCTGGCCTCAAAGTATTTGTGTATCTGCTTCTGTTACAATGACTTACAAGCCATTGGGCAAATCATTTCTGTTTGCCTCATACGGTTTTTATTCCCGTATGCTCGGACTATTGCATCGCCCGAAGGCGTCTTCTCGCTTAGTCTCTCACGCTGGCTTATGCAGCCTTGCGCCTCGTTGCCATTGCAGGGTCCGAGTCAATCAGAGAAGATTTAGACAACGCCAGATTGTTAACGTTGTAAGAACACCAACCGCCGATCTGTCGTGCTGGATCAGATACAGAACCCTGTGCAGGTGCTTCTTGTATCATAAGCTTCGCGTTGTTACTCGCCTTACGGCGGGGCGGGTCATTTCTGCTCGCCTCATACGGTCGCCCGTATGTTCGGACTATCTCATCATCCACGAGGGATGCAACGTCTATAGTCTCTACACGTTCCCAATGCGGGCTTCGCTCGGTGTTGTCTCGTAGAGGGTTTCACCGAATTAGCGTTGTTTTTCAATGTCGGTCGCCCGACAAAGCTACAAACTTTTATAGTTCTTCGATCCAGCTTCCGGGTTGGGGCCGAGGAATACGCTGAATATTGCGTCATCGGCAAAGATATAAGTGTTGTAATAAGTATTGCTACTTATCGTAACACTCGGTGCGGTCGTGGTCTGCCGGAACCTTACTCCCGCGAAGTCCACCACTTCGTCATTGGATAGCGGCTTGATAAGTTGCATGACGGTGGATTCGTTTCGCTTGAGGATGTCGGTCAGGCCGTTGTTCGACGTGTCGTTGTAAACCAAATTTGTTACTCACTCAATATGAGCGGGCAAACTCATTTCTGGTTTGCTCTGCATATTCATTTCCATGCAGTTCAGACTATCGCATCACCCTTGCGGGCGTCCTCTCGCTTAGTCGTTCACGGTCCCCGAAGGGTTCCGCCTTGTTAGCGTCGCAGCTTCCAAGTCAATCAGAGAAGATTTTACCACGACAATACAACGTCTATCGTGGACAACGAATGGCAATTTGTTATCGTTGTTTATTCATCCACCCAATATTTAATGGATGATCCCACCCATCCGACCGTCTTTTTCAAGGGGTCGGGCGTTTACACCGTAGAGTTGCTGGACCGCAGTGCGAATATTGTTGGCGGTCAGGTAAGAACCGTTTGCCAACTGAATATTCACCGTTGCATCAACACCAGTGGCCGAATCAGCGGTCAACTGGACGAGGGTGTTCAGAGTCAGAGCCAAACGGTAGTTAAGTTCGACGCTGAGGTTCTGAAGCAGACTCGGGTCGTCAATGGCAACATCCATCGCCAAATCAGACGTGTTGATAAAGTCGGCATATTGGCCGATTGTCGCAACGATCTTGGTGGTTGATTCCGTGATCGGGCTTCCAACCGTTCCTTCCGCAGCCTGGTTGGTGTTAGCCGCCAACAGCGCATACGTGAAGAATTGGATTTGGTTGCCTGAACGAAGCGGAAGAGGTTTCTGCTTCGTCATTGCGAGGAAAGGAGTGTTTGCCTTCAGGTTGGGGATTGCCTCGCGCTCGTAATAAATTGCTTGGAGGTTGGGCAATGAACCCGAAGTCAAAATGCTAGCCGGAGAATAAGCCATGCGTTTTGTGCCTCGTGGTTTTCTTTGTCACGTTGAGGCTGACAGTCCAACCGAAATGCTCGGTACGGGCAAATCTGCTCATCGACTGGCAACGACTTTCGTCCGTTGCCTGATGGGACTTAGGCTTTCGGGCAATGTGCCCACCACCTAACTCAAAAATCTAAAATTTTAATTGCGGGCAGCACGGTCGGGATAGCGTTTCAATCCCAGCGATTCTCACGCAGGTTCTTCCCCTGTAGCCTCGGATCAAGTCCGATTAATCCGCGCCTGTGACGAGTTCGGCCCGCAAACCTTTTCTACTGCAAACCAAGTTTCAGTTTCTTGCTATTTTTACGCGGGCGCTTCTTTCCTTTTTTGAACTGCGCCTTGCGATACCTTACGGATGGCGGGTATTTCTTCATTACTCTTTCGCGATGTGCTTTTCTCTCCGTCGCCTTGCGGAGTTTGGTCGCGAGTCTTTGTTCGGGCGTACGCATGACTTTTAACCTCCTAATGGTTAACTGTCATGGTGCCTCCTTTGTTTGTACGGATGTGTACAAGTTATCCATCCCAGCCGTCGCGCATTACCGCCTGCCCTCGCGAATCTTGGAGATTGACTCTTTGACGGCGGTTTTTCCAGCGTCTGATCCGTGATACATTTCGAGAATCCCGTGGTATAACTTGTTGATTTCTTCTGTGGGCAGTCGGTTAAGTTCCGCTTCGGTCAACGGGCGGTCGGTTTGTTCTGCTGATCGTGTTTGCATATTTCCTCTTGTTCTTATGCCAAATCCAGCGCGGGGCCGCGTTGTCGTCGGGCGAACGGATTCGGTTTCGGGCGGGGCTTCAGCAAGGATCGCCTGCCCGTCCTCTTTCAATTCTTCCCAAGCCAAGGTGAGGTAGTCGAGCGTTAGCCAGCCACCTTTGTACAGAGTTTCGAGGGCGGATTCGACATTGTGCGCTGCCGGGTTTTCCTTCGCCTTGTGGCGCAAAAGCCACGCAAGCATGTTGTCCCGGTTGCGGTCGTCGCGGAAAAAGTCTGGGGTATTGTCCCGCCAGTCCGTCAGAATGTCAGACACTTGATTGTTTGCAACCGCATCTTTGCCAAGGTCGGCTGTTGCCGATACTTCTTCGGGCAATTTCCCGAAGCGCTTCTTTGCCCACATTTCTAAGGCTTCGTCGGGATTCTCTTCAAACTTCGCCTTGAAGTCGAAGATGTCGTTAGCCCCGAGACGGTTCGGCTTGGCTGTTACTTCTGTCTGCGGCGGTCGCGGGCCAGCGTCAAGATTTGCCCGCTTCAATTCGTTAATCTTTCGGGTGGCGTTCAGCTTCCCGACAAGAACGTTCTGTAACAACTCGTCTTTCGTGTTACCGTAGAAAACTTCGGGCGGCTTGCCCGTACCTGCGTCGGCGACAGCTTTCCACCCACGGTTGGTATTCTCAATGACAACTGAGGAGCCGTCGTCGTATTCAAAAACCTGCGGAGCGTCGCCAGTAGGTTCTGGTTCAAGTTCGCTTGCGGGAGGATCGGGAGCGCCCGGCTGAGCCCACTCAACTACAGGCTTCGGGCCTTCTGCTGTTTCTAGGTGAACGTCTTCAACTTGTGTTTCGTCCATTCGTTCCTCCTGCGATAATCCAATCGCGGCGAGTTTTTATTCGGTTCCGTACAGCGGATAAAACTCAATTCTTGAAAACTTGTCGAAGTAGAACACAAAAACAATCATCAACCGACAATCCAAACAGGTGCCCGCGAATCTGTCTAAGGCAGGATCAGACACGTTCGGCTGAAGGTTAGCCTTTAATTGCTTACCGCATTGCGGACAGTACATCCACCGCATCTTCACGACGGCATACTCCGCAACTCGCCCGCATGTTGCTGAACAACTTCCGGCACTTCTCTGATTCTGTCGGGTGCGTGCTCTACGTCAAAAATGAAACTTGAGATTACTTTGTTCGCGCCGTACAACTGCGCCTGAATCACGTTAAGTTCTCCGACGGTGGCGGGGTCGGAAACGCCCGCCCGTATCCATTGCCCGTTAAAATCCCCGAGATACGATTCGAGCATCTCCTTGAACAGTTTCCACTCTTGCGGGAAACCTTCAATGAAATGGGCAAGGTCGAATGACTTACTCCAAACTTCGATGCCCGAACGTTCCTCGTCGGTCAGCGGACGTTTGACGGTAACTTCAAGCGCCGAGACCATTTGTTCTGTTTTTGAAACTGCCATGTTCCCCTTTCGGCGGAAACGTTACTCTTCGTTATCGCGTAGGTGATTTTCTTCGGGCACGCGAGCGTTAATAATTGAATTCACAAGGCGAGTCGTAAGCACCGTATTCCAGTTCGGATGTAACCGCCCGACAAGTTCTATTTCTGGCCCAAGCGTGATTGACTCGTCGTCTAGTTCCATGCCTGCAATCCGCCAGAGGCCATAGTAAAATCCGACTGTCCGCAGGTTATGGTTCCTGTGCCGATTGGACCCCAATACGGCCCAGTGTACGGATACGGATAGGGCGTGTACGGAACCGTATGATATCCGCCTCGTCCACAATGCGGGCAATGTCCGCAAGCGGGACACGACCCTTGAGTGTGTGAGTTTTGCATTGGGTCGCCCGCCCAACCCTGAGCGGTTTGTTTGCCTTGATCCTGAATAGTCGATTGAGATTCTTGTGCAGCCTGTTGGGAATATTGAACGTTTCCATCCAGACCCAAAGACTCTTTGTATTCCTTCAAAGTTTTCAATCCGTTTTCCATTACACCCATACTCCTGACTGCATCTGTTGGACAAGCCGCTTGGCTCGATCACCAACCTGCCCATACCACAAACTCTGCTGCATTTCCGTAGCTGCGGCAGTGTATTCGCCCGAGTGAACATCCGCAAGCATGTGTCTAAATTCCAGAAGTCCGTGGACGCCAAGATCGAACCCCATGTTTGCTAGGACGCCCGCAATCGCATCGGGCAAAGTTATAATCCAAGGCAACGCGCCATGAAGTTCCGCCCATGTTATAGCAACGTCGGACACTAGAATCTCTTTTGCCCGATACAGAGACATTGGATACGTTTCGCCGGGCAGCGGGTTGGCGTCAAGATTGTGGCCTATGCCGCAAGTCAGGTGCCCGCGAGTATCCCTGTACGGATACGGACTAAAACCTTCATCGCGGAGAAGTTGTTCAAAAATGTCCACTAGTACCTAAACAAGAAATGAATCGCAGTGGAAACGGCTGTGGTCAGCCCTAATATCCAACCCCCGAGTGTCCAGCGGGATTGTTTAAGGTCTTCCATTTCGTCTTCCAGCGTAGAGATTCTTCCAGGCTGCCCGTTACCCAACAAACTTGTCATTTGCGTATCAAGCTTTGCTAAGGCTGCGATAACGTGATCCTGAAATTGTTTTGGGTTCATTAGGAGGCTCGGTGGGTTTGACTTACAAAACCTGATTAAAGCCTCGGCCCAACGGGATTTTCTTCCCGTTCGTGGCGTTTTATCCAATTAGGATGGATTATATTGCCCGCCGGGGTTTCCTGAAAGTACCTCTGGTTCAGAGGCTTTTTCCAAAGCAGCACGAAGTACCTCACGACCAGCCCGCGCTTGATTCTCAGAATCGATCAAATCCAACTTGTTACTCTGCTGCGTCTGTGCTTGCTGTTGCTGGGCCTGCATTTGCATTTGCATCTTAGCGGCGGGCGAATTCTGTTGCGCCCTTTGCTGATCTTGCGGAGTCATGTCCACAATCACGTCGCGCCAGTTCTTCCACTCGCTGCTCTCAAAAAGCATGTGAGTCAGTTCTAAGAAGTCAACCTTCTTGCCCTGAATCGTAAGTTGCTCGGTCATAGCAGGATTGCCGACAAGTTGGAACAAGATCGGCATGGCCTGTGCCATCTTTTGCCGGGCGGCCATTTTAGCGCCCGCGAGGATGGAGAACTTCAGGCGGGCATTGACTAACTTCTCAATGTCCCCGCTTGTCTTCATGTAATCGTGCTGTAAGTCATCGCTCAAAATGTTCTGCCACGTTCTTTCGGGCAACATTTCGTTGTTCATGTCCTGCATTGCGTACAAGAACGGAAGGATAACCTGGTCTGCGAGTTTTTCCACAAAGTCGGGAGCGGATGTCCCGCTGCCCGCAAGCATGTTTGCGCCGGTCGCTGAACGGGCGAGATTGGAGTGACCCGCAGCCGCCCCAGTAGTGTTCAGCGCTCCTGCGCCCGCGTATTGATCTACGCGGGACTGCGACATGGAGACGTGCTCGCCCGCTTCAGGAACGGGAGACGAACGCTCCATAAACTTCATGTCCGTGATAGCTTCTACGTTAACAACTTTGCCCGGAGACATCCGAATGCTCTGGGTCGGAACAGATTTTCCCTGTACCCGCAGAACAACCGGATTCAGCCACAGAGCGAGACAGTCCAGCCAACTGTCAACGATGCCCTGCTGGATCATCTGCTCGGAGCCAACGGTTTTGGACAGACCCATCGAAAAGAATGCTTCGGGCACGTCCCACCATCCGATTGACAGGTAGGGCAAAACTCCAAATTCGTTGTCGTCGTTCTTGATGACGAATTTCTTTTGCAGGACGACGATGTTTGTATCGTTGTCCCAACGCCACAAAACTTCCAGCGGCTCGTTGAACGGGTCGGTTGTGGCTTCTTTCCAGCGATCCTCTGCCCGCATGTCCCAGACAGGGTTCTTGACCGTTGATTCCCCGATGGCTGTTTCTACTGGCTCTTTCGGGGGCAGGAACGCTTCGAGCAACTTTTCGCGAGACGGAATGTCGAATCCCGGTTGGTCGCGAAGTTGGTCAAGTTCATCCCACGTCATGTACATTCGCTCGACAACAAACTTAGCTTTGCGAATGTCAGGAACGGCAAGTGTCGGGTCTACAAGAAGATACCGAAGATTTGAAAGATGCTGAAAGAATGGGCGTCCAGTCTCTTCCTCGATAACTTCAACATCAAACGGGTCTTCGTTGTCGTGCAGCCGGATATTCGGACTGCCCGGAATCGCGCCTTTTTCTACTACCTGCGGCTTGCGGCGCTTATAAATCTTCCGCTTGCGTGTGTGGGACTCCCAGCCCCACTTCCAGATATTTGTTCCAAACAACACCGCGTTGCGGACGCCGAGTCTAAGTTCTTCACGAAACCCGATGTCTTCAAGTTGGTAGGCTTGAACCGCGCCGACCGCCCGCGCTTCCTGCGCCGTTGTGCCTGGACGTTCCTGAACCAAGAACGGCGGATTTTCGTAAAACATCCCGTTGATGATTTGCGGAACGAGACTGTTTACGGCATTGGCGACGGTGTAGAAGGGTATACTTGCGCGGGCAACCATAGTCCCTTCCCAATATCTTGCAGTAAATGGACTTTGGTAAATTGTTTGCGCTGCGGCCCAGCCGCTTACAAATTGTTTACTCTGTTCGTAACTTTCAGCCTTGACGGTGTCATTAAGAACAAGGCTGAGAGCGGCTCTATCGTCCCATTTTCCTGTACTTAGTTTGTGCTTTGCTTCATCAAGGGTGATCGGAAGTTGTGACTCGGGAATAGGAGAGTCTAAAGGCGGCACTGTTTAGAACTCCTTTTTGTGGCGATGCGCTGGGCGCAAAGTTACTCCCGCTTTTGTGAGTCTGAGAAGAACTAGGCGCTTGGTCACACCAAGCGTCGATGCTTGCCGAAGGTTACAATATCTTTTTCGGAGTGCATATAATCCGCCTCTATCGTCCGCAAAATCTTTCCACTTTTGTCGCAGTGATTAAATTTCATATTAGTGTTTGCCTATTGAAACCGTAGCTTCGGCAACTTCGTCTTTCGGCGTTTTAGAGTATCCCTTGCACGTAATCTGCCCGCCGATAAAGTCCACGCCTTCGGCGATTGATACCGCCGTGGCGGCCATGTCGCCTTCGCCTTTGTTCTTCTCTACCGAGAATCCCTTGCCTTCTTTACCCCAAACAGAGGGAGTGCCCGCACCAGACGATCCTGGGCCGTCGTCCGCGTTGTGGCGCGGCATTTCCTGTAGCGAACTTTCGGGCACTAGTTTGTCTTGCTGTTCGAGGCCAGCACCTTGCGATCCGCCAGAACTATCTTCTGGCGTCTTGAAAGTAAACGGAAAGTCAGAGCCACGGACCCTGTAAGTGTCCATTTCTGGCGCGGTTAAAGGTACGAGTTCGTCCTGTACGTTATGCTGCGGATCGCCTTTGTTAGCCATGTTGTAAGTCCTTTTGAGAAATTGGTAGTACTAGAAATTTCCGCCGATAACGCTCGGCACGCCGGGGTAAAAGTCATTGTTCGGTACGGGTTCTGGTTCGGGGGTAACAATCGGAATCGGAGGTCCACCCATGCCGGGACGCCCGAAAGCATCTCCGTTTTCAAACAGCATGTTCCACTCGGCCTGAACCGGATTCGCGAGAAACATTTTGCCGGAAACTTCCGGCTTCAAAACCATGTTCAGGATGCGAGTCGAATAACTAGGCTTGTCTACCCGGCCAGAAACTTGATATGAAATTACATCAGGAATGTCATTGTGTTTTCCACCGTGCAGACAACGCTCAAACTCGTTGTACAGAACATCCATGCCGCCGCAAGCAGCCATACAGTGATTCAGGAATTTCAATCGCCCGTCTACAAGCCACGGGTGCATTGCGGACATACGCAGATTCTTGGAGCCCTTGCGATTGTCCTGCGGAATCCAGTCAATCTTGCGACAAACTTCAACGACGTGCTGGTCGCCAGTCTTCAGCGCTTCCGCTTTGATTGTTTCTTCGAGAAACTTCGCTCCGCCCGTGTCTTCAATCCCGATAATGAACGGGTGATACTTTTTTGCAAACTCTACAACGGCTTTAGCGAGGTCCGCAGGCTTGAATCGCTTACGGATAACTTCCTGAATGAAACAAGTTCCTTTTTCGTTCCAGATACCTGCGGACGCCGTACAAAAATCTCGGTCGCCTTTTTTCTCTGCATTGAACGGCCCCGCAAAATCCCACGTTTGTGAAACAGGCCCGTTGAACGGGGCTTCCGAAAAAGCAACTGTACTTCTTAGAAGCAGAACGCGGTCAAACGTCGTGTGGCTAAGTGACCGGGGGTTTTGGTTTATCTGGCTTTCAAATGTCCGCTCATCGTCCGCATACGACCCCATCAGCCACGAGTAGGACATGATGGTGGGCAGAAGAAGGTCGCAACCGTCTATGCCCGCGTTGATGTACGTTACTTCTTTGGCTTCTTTTTCTAGACGGGCGGCAACTTCTGCCTTGACACGAACGCCCTCAGCAATTAGAATCTTTTGCTTGAGGGTTTGGTTTTCAGTCAGCATCCACGGGCGAGGCGGAGAATCAACCTGCAAGCCCGAGGTTACTTTCAAATCCCCGACATTCTTTTCAATCAGGTCGCCGTAGTAATCGTCCTCGTGGTAGCGAGTTCCTACAATATCCAAATACCCGCTATGCATCAGCATTTTCCCGTGGCTGATGGTCAGGCGAATCTTGTGTGACACATTCTGACAAAGTTCGGAAGATGCTGTGTTTCGGTCGTAAACTGCATCGTCGGCTTTCACTACATCGTAGTGGCGACCGCCCAAACCTGAACCAACCGAGGACGCCTGAACCGTGGGTTCGCCGCGAAGCAAACATTTGTCCGCCCACACAGGGCAGTTGAATTCAAACTGATTGCCGATCTTCGCTTCCTCGAAACAAAACTCTGGAAAGAACAAATTCATCAGAGTCGGTTCCGATTTGTTGATTAGGAAGTGGCCTTTGGTTTCACGGACAAACTTAATGGCGAGATCGTCGTCTCCCGTGAAGTACAGAATGCGTACACCAGGGAAATTCAGTATCCATTGCGTTGCGTCCACAATGTCAATCGTAGACTTACACCCGTTACGCGGCCAGAGCAGCAAACGCTTCTTGATGCTGTCTTGCTCCCGAAGTTTCTTCGTCGGGTCTTTTTTAACGAAGAAGTCTAGAATGGGAGCGTGCGACTGCTCGCTAATCTTGTTTTCCGTAATGGACTGCCCGTCGCTGAACGGGTTTGTTTCCCACGTCAGGTAACAAGCAATCCACGGCAGACTAGTCTGTGTACGGAATCGGACAGACGCGATAAACGGATGCGTCTTAAAATCTTCGAGAGCGGCGGCAGCACGCTTACTGAAATGCTCTTGCTGCTCCGCCTTGCTAACCTTTTGCCCGTTCTCTTTCTTGTCTTCGGCAGAGTTAAACTTTTCTATCCACTCGTTATACGTTGCGCCTAGTTTAACCAGGTCTGCCCGAGTAATGGGCAGGCAAAGTGATTCGTACAACTCAAAATGCGGGATGCTGTCATAGCTCCCGTACTTTGCTTTAAGGGCAGAGATTGTTTCGGGCATTACTCGCCCCGGTTACCTATGATGAATCTGTGGTACGGGAACATTCACCGCTCCAAACACCCCAAACACATTCAACAGCCAAACCACCACACAGATTACTACGACTATGTTAATGAGGGTTTTGATCTTCCCGTCCATTGGAACGTAGGTATTAAGCGCCCAAAGGAGGACCCCGATGACCACGAGCGTAAGAAGAACACTTAACATTGATTTCCTTTCAGGCTGCTTTTCCCTTAACCCGCTTGAGTCTTGGGTTCTTTCGCTTCGCGGCAGGAGAGGCTTTGCGGGTAGCAGCACCGAGAATTGCGCCTGCCCGCTTCATTCCGTACTTCTTTGCGATGCCGCTTTGTACAGCTTTGAATCCGGGGTGTTTCATTACGCTTTTCTCGCCTGCGATAAAGCAATGGCGACAGCCTGCTTCTGATTCTTGACTACTGGACCCTTCTTACTGCCACCGTGGAGGGTTCCTTGCCCCCATTCGTGCATCGTCTTTGCGACTTTACTTTTAGCCTTCTTGCCCTTGGGTGTTGCTTTCTTCTTGGACTTGGACCCAAGAACCGATTTTGTACGGGCAGAAATTACCCGCTCGCCCTTGTGTAGCTTTCCGATACCGCTGCGGGCGACCCTCCCGCCTTTTTTGAAACTGCCGGGGAACGACCGAACAGGCTGGGCAGGGCCGCCAACAGGTCTCATACCGCCCATGCCGCCACCCGGAGGGCGCGTTGGCCCCATGCTGGAACCTAATCCGCGAAAGTCTAGCATTAGACGCCTCCCATATCAGGATCGTCGTCTTGCTGCCCTCCGCCATACGTATTCCGTACATGGCGAGTAAGATGTTTGGGGTTTGCGGCAGTAAACTTTTCTGGAGGTTGGGTATGTCCTGTATCGGAGGGCTTGTGGAGATGCTCAATTCCGAAGGTATTGTCATCCATGTGCTCAATGACCATTTTGTGCGGCTTCTTGCCAGAACCCTTTTTCTTAGGCGGTTTATTGCCACCCAAAGCCGAAGCAGCACGAGCGGGCACTACCTTTTCTCCCGCGTGAAGTTGATACATTCCGGTCTTCGGAACCTTGCCACCCTTCTTCATGCTTCCAAGCGGCTTGGTCAAGTTACGCAAGTCTTCTTTGTCCAACCCTGGTTTCGGTTTAAGTAAGCCGTTCGGTAATGGTTTGTTCGTCGGCTGATGCTCGGAGACGTGTTCCGAAAATGCCCGATGCCCAACGGCGTTCATTTTTTGGCTAAAATCTTGTGCGGACTTCTTGAGACCGCTTAGTGGGTCGGCCATTTTATACTCGATAGGAAACTAGAATCGCGCAGCCCGTCGCCGTACATCCCGTCACAATGAAGTCTTTCCATGTGGCTGTAACAATAGTGTATGCACTTGGAACAGCGAGAACCGCCGTTGCTGTTGGAACCTGAACTTCAAACAAAACTGGTCCCGTCCCACCGCCCGTCGAGTTAATCATGTTGACGGTAATCAATCCGGCGGTCGTGGGTCCCAAAGGAATCACGGTAACCGTTTGTGGACGTATTCCAATTCCGCCCGTGTACTTAGAGCCGCCGCTTGTGCCTTTCCAATTGGTATTGCCCGCATAGGTCGTATCGGTGTCAATATAGAAAGGATTGGCGTTGTATTGATTAGCCACGGAACCGCCTTACTATGTTTCGGTAAACCACATTGTTGCCTCTCGATTGCCCTTCGGCACAATCTTGTTCTGGTAGTGTCCTAATTTGAAATCGTGTAAAAACTACTCTGGTTTTACACTGAGCCGAACCGAAACATGCAAGTCTGTCCTGTCTTTCCGGGACAGTGTGCGAAGCTCGGTGGCGATTGCCTGTAAACT